ATGTTGAAGAATAAGGGAAAGAAATTCTGGAACTTTAAAGCTCTGGACGAAAAAACTGGCGAGCTTACCCTATACGGAGAAATATCGGATGTCACTTGGTGGGGAGATGAAATTACACCTAAGCAGTTTAAAGAGGACTTAGATACTTTAGGAGATATTGATGTTCTGAATGTTTACATCAACAGTCCCGGAGGCGATGTATTTGCCGGACAGACTATTTATTCCATGTTAAAGAGGCATAAGGCACAAGTAAATGTTTATATTGATGGCTTGGCTGCCAGCATTGCATCTTTGATTGCTATGGCCGGGGATAAAGTAATCATGCCGGAAAATGCAATGATGATGATACATAATCCATGGACATGCGCTTGCGGANACNCAAATGATTTCAGAAAGTTAGCTGATGACCTCGACAAAATCCGTGACAGCATGATAGTAGCATATAAAAACAAATCAGGCCTTTCAGATGACGAAATAAAAGACATCATGGATGCCGAAACATGGTTATCAGCCAAGGATTGCCTTGACAAAGGTTTTGCGGATGAAATCGAGGAAGCTAAGGAAGTTGCGGCCTGCGTGGATGAGAAATATTTCGGCAGGTATAAAAATGTGCCTGAAAACCTTAAAGAACCTCCCAAAGAGCCTCCGGGGCAGGTTAAGGAGGTGAGGGACAGTGAAAAAGAGTTGAGAAAAAGAAAAATACTGCTGGAGCTGGAGCTATAAAGGCTATTTTTTATTATCTCAAAAAAATCAAAGAAAGGATGATGTGAAGTGACTAAGGAAATGAGAGCATTACTTCAGGAACTCGAAACCCTGAAGGCAAGCGTCAGGGCTCTGATAGGCGAAAATAAAGTNGATGANGCTGAAAAGAAAATGGAAGAAGTCAGGGCTCTGCAGAAGAAGATCGATTTGCAGAAACAGCTTGAGGAAATGGATGGTGTTATTAATCTCGATGCTGGGACCCAACTGACTGCAAAGGTTGATAAGGATCTCAATGCGGAATACAAGCGTATATTCCTGCGTGGCCTACGCAGACAGCCAATCTCGGCAGATGACCGCAGTATTATTAATGAATACTACAAAGCCAACTCGATCCGTGCAGTACTGATGCATGAAGGAACTGATCCTAACAACCCGGCCGCCGGTAACGTCGGGCTCATCATACCGCAGGACATCCAGACTAGGATCAACGAGATCATGAGGGAACTGAATGACCTGTCGGAGTACATCACGGTCGAGACCGTCAACACCTTGTCCGGTAGCCGTGTGCTTGAGGCCGACAATACCATGACTCCCTTCCAGGTTGTCAACGAGTACGGCCAGATCCAGGAGACGGATAACCCTCAGTTTGTGCCGATTACCTACCAGCTTGTTAAGCGTGCCGGCTATCTGCCGCTGACCAATGAACTCTTAAGCGATTCCGATCAGAACATACTGAACTATGTCGCACGCTGGATCGCGAAGAAGCATGTCGTGACCAAGAACTCCCTTATCACGGGACTGCTCCTTGGCCTCCAGCCTGTCCAGTTGCAGGGATTTGACGATGTTAAGCGTGTGCTCAATGTCGACCTCGACCCGGCAATCAGCTTGAATGCTACAATAATTACCAACCAGGACGGCTATCACTGGATGGATACTCAGAAGGACCAGAACGGACGCTATCTCCTACAGGACGACATCACCCAGCCTGGCAGGAAACTGTTTATGGGCCGTCCGGTTGTAGTCGTGTCTAACAGGTACCTACCGACTGTCCAGGTAGAAGGTCAGAACCTTGCACCCATGTTCATCGGCAATGGCAAAGAAGCTGCCGTACTGTTTACTTATGGTCGGTATGAGCTGGCGTCCACCAGGGAGGGCGGCGATGCTTGGAGGCGCGACACCATCGAACTGAGGACCATCACCAGAGACGACCTGCGTCCTTGGGACATCGGTGCTATGGTCTATGGCCAGCTGCAGATATAAGGTGATGACCTATGGTCGAAGTAAAAGCGTTGTACCATTTCCTGGATAAAAGGGCCTGCCGAAACAGGATGCAGGGCGATGTATTCAAGGTTCAGGAAGAGTACGCGAATGAATTGGAGAAGCGGGGACTTGTGGTCCGCATAAAGGATCCACCTAAAGTAGAGCAGGCTACCGAAAAGAAGACTGAACTCGAACCGAAGTCCGAAGGAAAAACCTCCGCGAAAGATACCAAAATCAAAAAGAAGAAATAAGGGAGAGGTTGACCTCTCCCTTGCCCTTAAAGGGGTGATTTGTGTGATAGTAACTGTTGAAGAAACAAAAAAATGGTTAAGGATTGACGGGGATGATGAGGATTCCTTGCTTGATATGTTGATTAAGGCTGCAGAAACCTATCTTTACAATGCAACCGGGATTGAATACACAGCAGACAATCAGCTTGCGAAATTATACTGTTTAGTACTATGTGCGGATTGGTATGAAAATAGAACACTTATAGGACAACAGCCATCAGAAAAGGTCAGGTTTACTTGTCAAGCTATTATGACGCAGTTACAGAATACTGGCGGTGATGCTGATGATTGATCCAGGCAGGCTCAGAAACAGAATAACCTTGCAAAAGAAAAAAGAAGTAGAAGGACCTATGCAACCGTTGGATGAATATGAAGACTATATAACGATATGGGCTGAAGCAAGGTTCTTGCGAGGTAGAAACTTCTATGCTGCCAGAGCCGGCAATGTCAAAACCGACGTGGAATTCATCATCCGGGGCCGAAATGATCTGGATGAGACCATGAGAGTGGTTTACAATGGAAAAACCTATGAGATTGAGGGCATAATTCCCCTAGACGCAAAAAACAGCTATATAGCGATTATGGCATACGAAATCAAACGCGATATGTAGGTGATACCATGGGATTCAAAATGATACATCAGGAAAAATCACCTGATACTTTTGAAGTATTCCTGAAGGGCATAATCACGGACAGTGAAGAAGCAGAAAGAAAAATGCTGAAAAAAGCAGGGGAACAAGTCAAAAAATACGTTGTTGCCAATCTGAATAAGCACAGAAGAACTATAGCGAAAAGATATAAAGGNAGACCNGCAATGGCTGATGATGTGAGGATATCAACAAGGAAAGATAGGTTTGGCGATTTGGCCGTCAAAGTGCAAGGGGGACCGAGGACTGGACCATTGTGGCATCTTGTGAATGATGGAACCCTACATGCAAGACCGACGCATTTTATGGACGATGCCTTAAAGAAGTTAGATGAAGATATTGATGATATATGGGGCCAGGTGATGGGATGATACAGAAAGTCTATAACATTCTTAAACCTTTAAATATTCCAATAAGATACATTCTAAGGCCAGACATTAGTGGTAGCAATAAAATAGGCATCAGTTATCACTTCTTCAACGAATCATATAATTTGTANGGTGACGGTGAAGGGNAAGAATTTGGNGGTGTNTTGCAGGTTGATATTTTTTCAACCGTGGACTATACAGACATCGTACAACAGGTTAGGACGCTTCTTGAGCAACACAATTTCCGACTGGCTGATATGCGTGACAGCGAGGACAGCTTTGAAGAAGGCGGACTTAAATATTATCAAAAAATTCTGATTTTCAACTATGTTGAAAGTGAGGTGCTTTCATAAATGGAATACAAAATCAATGTTAAAAACGTTCACTTGGCTGAAATAACCGAAACTGCAAACGATATTTCATATAGCACACCTGAACACGTTGCGGGTGCTATGGAAATCAGCATGACACCGCAGTTATCCACCGGAGAATTGTACGGAGACGGGAAAATTGCTCACAAATCCTCGAAGAAGATTGCATACCAGATAACTGTTAGCTTGAACAAACTTCCAACCAAGTGGCGCCGGTATATGGAAGGTGTTCAGTATAAAGACGGCGTTGAATATGGAACCACGGATGACGAACCAAAACCGTTTGCAATTGGTTGGGAATTCGAAAAAACCAATGGCAAAAAAGAATTGATTTGGTTTTTATACTGTCTTGCCGAACCAATACAGCAGACAGGCAGACAGTCTGAAAGCAATACTAATTATAGTACTGACAGCATTACCATCACAGCTCTTGAGCATGATTTGCTTGGTAGATTCTATACGTTCATTGATTCCGAGGACGAGAATGTAACAGAACAGATGATAAAAGACTTTTTCAAAAAGGTACAGACCAATGATACCATATCATCCCCACAAACTTAATGGGCATATACCCCTCCTTTGCTTTATATGCTATAATGTGGTAAAGGAGGGGTGTTTATGGATAATTTGGAATTCAGAAAATTTTTAACTACTTACGGGATAAGTTACGAAGAATATCAACAGTTAGACGAAGCAGAAAGGCAA